AATAATCTTTTGAACAGCAGTAATACCAGCAATCACTTTGCCAGCAGTCCAGATTGCAGCAAAGGTTATGGCCAATGACTTAAGAAGTCCTAGGTTTTCTCGTACTACCTTACCTAGGGTCTTGAAAGCATTGCCAGCACTCTTACCAAAATCTAAGATCTTCTTTTGTAATTCATCAATGTTTTGACTGCCACTGGCAATCATCAAGCCATCGACTAAGCCTTTACCTAAGGATTCGCGTGCCATTTCAACTGAGGCTTTGATTCTACCTAAACTGCCAGCAAAAGTCTTTGAGGCTTTTTCTGATGCTCCACCATAGACTTCTAAAAACTTTAATTGGACTTCAGTTGCAGACATGGTTTTTAATTCAACCGCTGAAAGCCCCAGAGCGTACTTCTTCAACCCTTTGTTATTGCCAGCCATAACATTTGCAATGTCGCTTGCAACAGTAACTAAATCATTTCCAGAACCAGCAGAAACATCTAAAGATAGTTGAAGTAGTTCTTGAGCCTTGATCGCATCACCAGTCGAAGTAACTAGCTTTTGAAAGGCTGGTCTAAGTTGTTCATCGAGCACGCCTGTAGCCAACTGAGTCTTATCGATCATGGCTTCCACGCTGGCTGTAAAGGTTTCTAAGCCTAGGTTTTTCAAGGTGTTGCCAAGCATTGCCGCTGCTTTTTCATCGGCTGCAAAAGCCTTTACAGAGCTTCCCATAAGGGCTGCAATACCGCCGCCTAGGGCTGCACGCTTAATGCTCTTAGCCAGATTATCAATGGCTTTCTCAGAAGCGGAAAAGGCTTTCTTGCCAGTAAATTGCGCGGCAATATCAATGACTATATTACTCATCGCGTGGCCTTTCTCCATACAAATCCGCGTCTTTCAAAGTTCTCTGAAGCGCGTAAAATTGCTTTAATGACTGCATCATTAGCTTTGCCGCCATCTTCTTTCCAGGCGCGAAAGATAGCGCGGCCTTTCATCTGACGACCTCTACGACCAGCACCTGTTGCGTAATTAGCATCAACTATCTGGCCATGTTGATTCATGGCTTGAATAAATAATGAACCAGCTTCAGGGTTATTGCTCTTGCCATAATTCTTACCAGTGCTGGTAGTGAACTCATATCCGCTGCCGCTATAGGTGATCGTCTTTAATTGTTCACGACCGTCAGGATTTACACGACCAGCAGTTTCATAAATTGCACCAGCAGCACTCTTATTACGAATCTGTGCTAATGCTCGCCAACCTCGTGAGTTAGGCTTAGAAGGGCTAGTCTTGTATCCAATACCAGATTTAGCTTCAGCACTAGACCATTCAGGGAATCTACCTGTAGCTGATGACTTACCCCAGCCCGATAGCGGAGCTTCAGATGGAATGTATCCACGAGCAGTCGCTGCTATCGGAGCTAGGGCAGCTTTCATCTCTAGCTGTAATTGAAGTGCAAGATCAGGTGCAAAGTCGCGAAGGGCTTTACGCAATTCTATTGCGCCCTTTACTTCGACTGGCATCCTTGATCTCCTTATTTCGATCTTTCATTGCTTGCAATAAAGCCTTGAACATTCTCGAATCTAGTTCAAGTAAATCGTTAGGCGATAATCCAGTTTCTAAACTCAATCTTGCGATTAAGTAAGTAAATGAATCTCGCTCTATGACAAAGGGTCGTCGTCTAGAACTTCCACTTTAGATAGAGTATCTATGAACGCTGCTCCAAAAGGTTTAACTGTTTCACCAGTACCTTCAAAGCTGCGACGCAGACATTCCCAAGCCAAAAAGTAGACATCCGATTGCCGCTCTAGCTCTCTGAACGCACGATGAAAACCCATCTTTGCATGGTTCTCAAATGCGTATTCGATAGATGGCGTGATCTGATGCTCAGATACAGTGCCATCGGTTCTAGTGATTTTTAGCTTTGCCATTTGTTAGCCCTTTTCTTTAGTAGTTAGATTATGACCAAGTACCTGTTGAAGCTACTGCTGTCTTGCTGTTACAGGTAAATGTAATGTCAATCATACCTTCATCAGCGACAGCTCCATTGATGTCTGGAATGTTGTCAACAATAATTGTGCCCGAATAAAGTTTGTTAGTTGCTGAAACTGCAACATCTGAAACTTGAATTGCTTGCCATGCAACAGTTGAGCCATAAGCATCTTGCAAAGTTGCTAGAACGCTTGCTGCTGCTGTGTCATTCAAGAATGAAACTGTGATGGTGTCAGCTGAGAGCCCAGTCACGAATTTGTGAGCTGTATCACCCATCGCGGAAACTTCGATGAGATCTGATTGACGATTAAGAGTAAAAGCAGTTACATGGTCAGAAAGATTAACTGTAGCAATCTTAAAACCGACCTTATTATTTAGAAAAATTGCCATGATTATTCTTCTTCCTTCTTAGTAGTTACTGGCTTTGCTGGTGCATCTGTGATCTGACCAATCTTCTTCAAGAAGGCTAGATCCTCTGGTGTTAGGTCTGACATATTAACTCCAACTTGTTAGGATTGATACGGTAATCTCGCAGCTGAGCAGATCGCCTGATGCAGCGTTGAGAACTCTAGGGGCAGAAACACTGCCTACATTATAGGTCAAAGAACTAGCGGCGAGTAAATTAAACACTCTAACCAGGTTAGTTTCAATGCCATTCAAATTGCCTTCGTTATCGAAGAGGGGCACAACAATTAGCACCTTGAACGATGCCATTGGACTGATCGTATTTCGCGCATTATTGCTAGGCGTAATGTAAGGATCATCTGGAGAAATAATTAAAGAATTGGCAAGAACTACACTCGGCGGAAACGCGAATGTGCTCCATAGTGAATTGTCAACTAAAGCCGTTGCCAGGGTAGTTCGAAGGGTTGAAATCGCGGCTGTCATTAGCCCACCATTGAGCGAGGGTCTAGCGCGTGCGCGATCAATCCTCTGACCTTAGCGAGCAGCTGTGCTGACATTCGGTAAGGTGAGGGCTGGAAATCTATTGAATTAGAGCCAGACAAAGTGCTGGTTCTTGCTTGCCAGATCTCAACAGCTATCATCAAAGCGGCATTCTGAATTGCTGCGTCAGCAGTCCAGTCTATATAAGACTCTGGTGCAACAGTGCCATAAGGTTCAATCGGGTGATACTTAACTACCGTTGTGTGAGTAGTTACTATGCTGATTGAATAATCTCCAACAGCAGTAATAGTTTTAGTTCCAGCATATTTAGTGCCACAGTTGGCAATAGTTACTGACTGACCAACATAAAAAATGTTATTGACTGGGATATTAAAATAAAGAGTGCCAACGCCAACCACATTGCTATGAGCAATTGCAAATTGAGTTGGAGTCCAAAGCATTGGAAGTAGGACAGCATCTGATGCGTCACACACTTCTTGGAGTGTCGCGTCTGGGTACAGCGAGCCAACGCCGAGGACGCTCTTTAATTCAGCTACTGTGCAGAGTGACATTCCATTTCCTTTCTAAAGACCAAGAGGGGGCAAGGGCTATGCCCCCTCTCAGCGACTTAGTAACTACTAACTAATTAAGTTAGGTTAAAGCGGCGTACGCCCCCGCCCCAGATTGGAGCAATGGCATAATAACCATAAACTGCCACCTGCAATTGCCCATTGGCAAGAGCTTGGACTTGGAGCGTTGTCTTTGGAGCCTCGTAGAATCGGAATGCATCTGGTGAAATGATGAATGCTGACTCATCGATTAGAGTTGTAACTGTCATGTGTGGATCTACTGCTAAAGCAAGACCCAAAACATTGCCAACGATTGATTGACCTGAAACAACACCAGCAGCGTTTGAAGGCTGTGCAGCGTTGAATAGAGGGCGATAAGTTGTATCTTCAGCAGCCATGATCTGCTCCCACCATGCTGTATTAACAACAAGGTTTTTAGCAAACTTGCCTGATGCTGCGTAAGCTGCTGGAGTTTCCTTGGCAATATAAGCCTTTAGACCAGCGATTGTTGCAGCCTGTGTTGATGCTGCTGTACCTGATGCAGTAAATGCTGCCACTACTGCTTGATCAGTGTATTTAGCATAAGCATCGTTAAGTTCACGAATTAGTTGATCGTAGAATGCAGGTGATGAACGATCTAACAATTCCCAAGAAATTGTCTGAATGCCAGCAGCCTTCTTGACATCAACTGTTAGATAAGTTGAAGCCATTTCAGTTCCACCAAGTGCGCCGTTTTCGGCTTCTAGTGTCACTGTTGGTGCTGTTGAAAGCTTAGGCAATGTGAATGACATACCTGAAGCTGGAAGAACGCCAGATGAGATTGAATCTACTGCTGGACGACCTGAGATTGTGTTAGTTGCAAACTCATTCATGTGAGGTGCAAGTGTTAAGCCTGTGTTTGTTGAAGTGTCATCAGCAGCGCGAACTGTCTGACGGGCTTCATCGTCACCCATAGCGGCTTTGATGTTTGCCTCAAGATATTCACCAGCGGTGAGTGGCTTGACGCGAGGTGTTGTGTAAGCTACAGCTGTTACAGTTGGACGAGCTGCCTCGACAGCTGATGCCTCTACTGCTGGAGCTGCTGTATCTGGAGTATTCTCCACGACTGGCTCGCTTTCTGTTGGTAGTGTTACTTCTTCAGCCTCTGGAGTTTCCTCGGCTGCTATATCGATGACTTTTGCTGATTTGAATGCAGGTTCTGTCACCAAACTGACTTCGAATATTCGACTTGAGCTGACATGCATAACTCCGCCTTTATTCTTTGCTTTTAATACTTCTACGCCTACAGACAGACCAGATTGCAATCCTTCTTCTGCAAGGATCAAAGCCTCAGATCCTCGGTTGCTACGACTGATCTTGAAACTAGCGTAAATGCCATCTTCTTGTTCAACGAATGATGAGGCTTTGCCTAATGGCTGCTTCATGTCATGTTGATTTAATAATTTGATTGTCTTTGGATCTTCTGGGATTGTGATT